TTACGTGGCCGTTGCGGAGCTAGACGTGGCCGCAGACGCAGTGCTGCTCGTTCCGGTGTCAGTAGTCGCTGGCGCAACATAATTAGCAAGAGTACCATCTTTTATGATGAGATTTACGGGATTTATTGACAGGTATTGCGCTTGAGTTAATGCAACAACCGTTGTGCTTGACGTAAGCCATGCAGGCTGTTTCGAGTAAATGTCGAGGTTAGTCAGCCCTGCAACAGGATACCCACCGAGCGTTTTATCTGTCGCAAAAGCATAGTACTGAGAGGGGAAACTGTCAGTCCACCATTTTTTTTCATCAATCATTGTACTATTCCCTGTGCAGTTATCCACAATCGGCCGCCGGAACTACCCCAGTTATTTGTAGAGCCGACATACCGTAAAAACCACGAGCACCCAGTGGTCGATATATCAATCACGTTTGCTACAGCAGTTGCACCACTAGCAGACCCATCGTATGGCCCATCATGATAAGCGGCAGCTACCGTAGGAACTTCTGTATACGCGATAGGGAATGCGGCAGTCGCACCGTTTGTCGTGTCGACCATGAAACTCTGAACCAAAACACTCCGACCTGTCCCGTCATTTAGTGGCGTTTTCGTGTATGTGCCGCCGGTTATTGTGCCTGCGGTGGGCATCATAGGGAGCGTGGGGAGTAAGAACGATGAATATGTACCGTCCTCTAGATAGCCAGAGACGTAAGGCTGTTGGCCCGCAGTTTGCGTTGTTATATGTATACTGTCGGCTCTACGATCGACTGTCCCGCTTGTAATCGCATTTGTCGTGACCGCAGTTGATTTATTTTGATACCGGCCCTCTGCGGTCTCAGCATTGAGAGCGTTTTTCCCGGTGAAGTCTGTGATGTCTGGGACTTTGATAGGAGAACTAAAAGTAGCGCCCGCTCTACTTAAATTACAGAAGCTCCCTAGATTGTCGTAAAATACTGCATTATCGTCATTTTGTAACTGCAACCTGCATTGCGTGCCGTATTTAATGACGTTACTGATCCCAGATGCGGAGGTGGCACCTATTGCGAAAGAAGCGCCGTTGTGTGCGTATCTAGCGTCAGCATCACGAGCAGGGACTACTTGTTGTGTAGTCCAGTCCGTTACAGAAGAGGCGTACGTTAATCCATTAAAATGCGCTTCCATCGCGGTATTAAGCTGCATTTTTGAAGACCCGAACGAAAGCATAGCTTTGCCATTCGTGTCGTAGACAACGCAATTACCGTCATTTTGAAATGCAAAACTCCCATTAACGGACGAGAACGTAACGGGGCCAGTAACAGTTTGAAGCGCTGTCGCTGCAAGTCGCAAGAATTGGCCGTTAGCCCACGCTTCTGTAGCGTAACCGCTAAACAGGCTCTGCCATGTTGCGCCATCTGCGCCGGGGGTGGATACGTTCGCGTCTGCTGTGCTTACCCAGAATGTGCCGGGGGTGGCTGGATCGGCTACCACTGCATTGAGCGGATACCCCCCTATCGCCACCGCAAGTTGTGCATTGAATGGGGCAATAATGCGCGACGCCACTGCCGCCATAGACGGATAAAACGGCGCGCCGGAAGCGATAGAAAGCATGTCTGCTGTAAGCGTTGTTGCGCCAGCCGGGACAACAATCTGCCAAAGCGGGGACGCTCCAGACGGTACAGATGAGCCAATAGCAAGAACAGCCTCATCACGCCGCACGGTGGGGGCCGCAAGGCCGCTATTATTCTGGCCCGCATAGGTAACGCTTGGGTCTGCTGCATTGTAAAACGGCAACACTGTGTTGTCGGCATCAACGGTCTGCGGCGTAACGTACACCACATACGTGGCTCCAGCACTGGGCACTGTCAGGCTCACGGGGTCGCGGCTAATAAACTGCCGCACCAGTGCGCTGCTAACCGCCGCCAGAGTGCCGTAGGCAGATGCATCAACAACTCCGGGCGCAAGTAAAGCGCCTGGGGCGATTGTAACGGCTAGGCCATCTGCCGGAGAGCACGCAAAGCCAGAGGCAGCAACCGTATTTGCGCCGAACGCTGCTGAAGCCAAATGCCCAACGCCAACCATGGCGTTGCGCTGTGCGTTCAGCCCGTCTTCAACTAGCGGAATTTGAGCTGGGTATAAAATCTGCCTATCCATTATCTAGGCTCTCCACGTCTTGTGCCCACGCAATCGTGCCCGCAGGCATAACGGCGGCAATTCTGGTTAATGTCTGGGCCGATGGCTTGTCGGTGTCGCCCGTGGGTAGCTGGACGAATAGCTGGAACGGCACCGCGCGAGAGCCGTACCGCAGCGCGGGAACACCGTATCCGTACCCCCCGCCGATGGATGGGGCAGCTAGACTTCCAAGCCCTTTGCAGTCCGTCGCGTTACGCGGCTCGATAACTCGACCCACCTGCCCCACTTCGTATTGAATTGTGGTTTCAACATCGGGCCGTGTACCAAGCGATGGGAAAAGAGCTTCTTGAATGCGCTTGCGATATTCATCGTCACTCTCACCCTGTTTACGCGGCATACCAGTGCCGAAAAAATCAGCCGCGAACATGTCCAGAAACGCGCCGGTCATTGTCGCAAGGCGGGTCTGCTCATCGGTTCCGGTCAGTAGCCCCCAGACCCACGCAAAAACAGAGCCAAACCCTTGCAAAAGCGCATTGAGTACCGGTGCCTGTTCGGCCTCCCCGCCGGACGGTGGATTTGGGAACCACCCCGCTGGCAATAGCCGCCGAACACGCAGGGCAAAGCCGTTTTGTGACGTATCAGCCAAAAGTCACCACCCCGGCTCGGTAAGCCGTTCCAGATGTAGCTGGCAGATCAATCGTGCCGCCAGCCAATGTCACGCCAGACACATTAGTAACTGCCGTGCTGGCGGCGTAGGCAATTTGAATAAGGCGGGAGTAACTTGCACTCTCGCCAATTGTCAGGCTGTTTAAATAGGTCGCAATGTTCGTGCTGATTGTCGCCTGAATGGTTGGCAGGTCGCCTGTACTGTTAATGCTCACCGTCATTGTTACTGGTGGGCGCACAATTTTGGGCCTTACAACCTGTATTGAAACAGCCGCTGGGCGCACATCATCAATAGCGGCATAGACCTGATTTATAATGGCGTCTGACACATCACCGGAACCGTCATCAATAAACGCCACTACATTGCCGGGCAGAAACGCACCCGATGTGTCGACATTCTCAATCACCTGATAAATCAGGTCGGCTGATACCTCGGTTATAGCGTTCTCAATAGCTGAGAGTGTGGCCTTGGAGCGGCTATTAATGTAGCTCACAAAGCGCGTGCGCAAGGCGGCATCTGTCTCGCCCGCACTACCGTTGGTCAGAGCCGCGTCATTCGTCACGGTGTCTATGCCCGAAATGGCAGACCCCAGCAGGCAAATTGCGCCCGCAGCAACATTCCCTGCCGTGCCGGTTGTCTCGCATTTCACTGGCAACGTGATAGATGCCACGCCAGCAGGTCGTACATAAGCGCTGTCTACGGCAGACCATGCGCTATTCGTACTGTCCTCGACCACATCATAAATGATGTTGCTGGCTGTTTTTACAGGTGTGCCAACAGCAACCGTGGCGGATTGATTGTCAGGCGTAAAAGAGGTGAAGCGCACAACGCCCGTAGCTGCCGTACCCGGTTCCCGAGACAGGCCAAAATCAGCCACAAAACTATCAGCGTCCGCACCAATAGAGGTGGCAAGGCGTGTGCGGGAGAGTATTTGCAGGGCAATAAACTGGAACCACAAGCCAACGCCAGACACGCCCTCAAGCATGGCGCGGCCCGGCGTGCCCACGCCTAGGTCAAGCAGCGTCGGGCATGCACCCTGAGCCGCTGCGACTGCGTTGGCCAGAGTGGTTTTAAACGATTGGAATGTGAGTGCCACGGAAGGCTCCAGTGGAGAGCGTTAGCTGGTTAGCGTCAGTTCCTGCACCGTGCCGGTCTGGGCATCTGTGTAGGCAATGGCCAGTAAATAGGCCCCGGTTTTGGGGCTGGTTATTGCAACGGTAATGGGCTGGGTTTGGTCAACGCCCGTTTCATTCTGCATTTGGGCCAAAACAAGCGCGCGAATATCACCCTCATTCATCACATCGCCCACACGGGCTGGCAGCCCAGCGCCATACTCTAGCTGCCAGATATAGCCACCGGCATTAGTGCAGAGCCGCCGCAAAATAGATTGCCGGGTTTGCTCAGAGCCAGAAACAACAGCAAGGCCGCCAGATGCCGACAATTCAAGGTCGCCGCCGATAGTGTGAGAAAGGGCGCTCATTGAGGTTTCCCTGTCGTGCCGCTACCCGGCTGCACACCGCTGTGAGCATGCCCCTTGCCCGAAATGCCAGCAGCCACCGTATCAGTATCGCCAGTAACCGTGCCTTGGGCCGTCACGTCTTTGTCTGTAGTGATTGAGCCACCGGTAACGGTTAGGCCCGTAGTGGTCAGGGCCATACTCACACCGCCCACAACCCACGCTTTACCGTCATTTGTTAGCGTTTCGGTCGCCTGCCCTGCCCCGCTGTAGATGCCGGTTTTGGTCATGTGCCACCATGGGGCGCTCTTGGTTGCTGCGCCCAGCCCTGCCCCTGCTGATTGAGGCGGCTCTTCATTGCCAGCGACAATAAGCAATTCACCCGGCTGAGCTACTTTACCAGTAGCCGGTGAGAGCGGCGGCATCACCACGGCGTCATAAATCGGGCACGCTACCAGCCCGTGCTCCGCATCGCCATCTATGTGCTGAATGACTACGTGCGCGCCCACGTCTGGCGGGCATGAAATGCGCAGCGTACCAACCTGCAAAGCCGCATAGGGCAGCCACCCGCTTTCAATATCAGAGGGCTGCGTGCGCACTTTTACCGCATGGTTTACGGGATCAACGGCACTCACAATAGCAAAGCCGGGCTGGCCCACGGCATTTACTAAACTTGCAGCTATAGAGCGGGCATCATGCATCGTAAGTTTCGCCCTTCGTCGCGTCTCGCGTGCGCAACGTGATGTTTTGCGTAAAACTGCCCGCCCACGAAAAGGAGCTGGTCACGGCGTCCACATCATGCGTGCCGTCCCATGTCGTCCCGGTGCCGGAAATAGACATGAAGTGCCGGGGCTCCAGCGTGAAGCGTCCCGGTATCGTACCCGTTATCGTGCGCTCATGCGCTACAATCTGGTCGTATTTGGATTTGGCGTAGGACTGCACTTGCTCCAGCCGCGCACCGGGCAAAGTGAAGCTGTGCAAGTTCCCATTGGCCAGCGCCTTTTTTGTTGAGCCACCATCGGCTGACCAGTAATACTCAACCCGGTTCCGTTGCCTGCTGTCCCAACTCGTCACATGTACCACGATGCCCTTGGCAATCTGGTAATCACGGCTAAAGCGCAGGCCAGAAGCGCCCATAACAAGCGGCACTGTTGGCCCCAAGTCTTGGTAATTCAGTGTATGCACTACGCCAGTTTTGGCCGATGGATAAGGCGCGCACACGATGGTTTTACCCTCTGCATACAGATCACAACCGGTCATGTTTGCAAGGTAGCTAGCGAGGTCAAACGCCGTTTGGAATCGGCTGTGGCTGCTGGCAGATTTACGTTTGTGCTCAATCTGCCAAAACTGGCCTGTCATGCCGTCCGACATACTCACCTGTGGTGTTAAGCCTGCCGCCCGTATCATGGCCGCTACAACACCGGGGCCCGTCATGTTCAGCCACCCATCGAGCACCCGCAAATCAAGCAGTTTAGCCAGATAATCCCGGCATTGAATGGTAACGCTTGTTTCGGCAGGGCTGAAATCAACATGGTCAACAACGCCCTGAAACATCGTTGTCCACTGCGCGCCAGACACAGCGGCATCGCGCATCTGTAGCTGCACATCAATGTCAGGCAATGCCGTAGCGCCATCCTCGACTTTTGCATCAAACCACAGGCCAGAGGTCGGTATTTTAGACCTGTCCAGAGCAAACGATAAATCAAGCGTATCCGCCCGGCTGTAACGGGTGCGTGTAAGGTTGAACTGCTCCAGTCCTGTTTCTGGCCGCTCCGCACCATTCACCAGCACACGAGCTTGCGGCATGCGCCACGTTTTATGCCCAGACGCTGTGACGGTTACACTCTCACTCACGATGAAACTCCGGGCACGCCGCTAGCCTGAGAGGCATCCACAGTTGGGAGTATCAAACTAACCGGGGCAACAAATGCCGAAAGGTCTGGGTCAGACAGGCCATTCAGTTGCGCAATGCGCCACCACTGCGTGGCATCACCCAAATGGATGGCGGCCACGTGGTATAGCGTGCCATCTGCCGCCGTCACTTTGATGGTTTTTGCCATAACTGACCTAGTGAGCCGTTACGATAGGCCCGTTTTGAGTGCCATCAGTGGCCGTTACTGCATTGGCGTAGGCACGATTTACCAAAGCACCAGACTGCGCCGAACTAACGTGCAGTTCTGCATTTTGTGTAAGTGTAGAGAGCCCAGCCGCGCCGTTTAAATCAATGCCCTCAAGGTTTGCCCCGGTTTGACTTATCGCTGTTATCAGCCCGCTACCCGCGCTCTCAAGGCTAGATACAAGACTTGCAGCACTCTCTGGGGCCGATGCCAAATTAACCGCAGCGCCAGACAAGCCGCCCGCCACAGTCAGGTCATCCTGTATTTTAGTAAATACACCGCCAGCGCCGACCATATCAGCAATGGGCGTTATCTGCCCCACAACAGTGCCCAGCTCGCCAGTTATGTTCCCGGCGACTGTCGCCACATCGTTAACGGCATCGGTTACGCCAGAAATGGCGTTAGCAGCGTCATCGCCGATCAAGGAAGAGAGACTTGATGTCACCCCAGAGGTTGACGCCCCCTGTGCGGGTTGTTCCAGCACCAAACGGTACGGGATAACAATGCCCTTTTGCTGATAATCACACGAGAACTCAGCAATTTTAACTGTAAGGGTTAACCCCGCACCCGAGAACGAAACAGGCTTTCCCGCAATGCGCATCTGCTTAAGCATTTGAGAGCGCGCAAAGGCCGTCGGCCCAAGAAAGCGCCCCTCTAGCTCAAGGCGCGATGGGTCATTGCCCACAGCGTCCAGAACGCGCCCACCACCCGGCAATCTGTGCACAACAACCTGCTGTTGCCCGCCGTCTCGTATGCGGTCAGGCACCTCCATACCCGTAAGCACAAGGCCACCAATTTGAACAGGCGCAGAGGCGGAGAGCCTGCCTATTGAACCAATCGCGGTTTCAATAGTGCTCAGCGAGAACGCCATTTTCTCTCTTCGGGCAATAAAAAAGCCGCCCGGTTAAGGGCGGCTGACATAATTTTGGTAATGTAGTTAGAAACTAACAGAATGCTGTACAGCATACAAGAGCTCACTCTGATTTCAGGGCAACTGCCACGCGCGCGCCTTCACGCTCGCTGCCACCTGCGGGAATGGGTCAACGCCGGTCTGTTGGGTCAAATCCTGCACGCTCTCCTGCTCACAATGCGGTCTTTGCTGCGCATTGTCGCACACGTAAGCCCCGGCCCTATTGCTGCTGGGCGAATAAACGGCTTTCCATACCCGTGCCGGTACATACACGTGGTCTGGGCCGAGTAGCTCAACGGGAGCACGCCCGAAGTCCGGACCCGTGACCACGTACAATTCTCCCTCTTTCTCCGTGAGGTCACGCACATGCTGCTCAATGTGTGCCCATTTATTCTCATTGAGCGCGGCAGTTTGGGGAATGATATTGGTGGTCGCGTAGGTCTCTGCCCGCGCTGTTGGGTCTGGCTGGTCTCCACTAGCGGCCATGTGGCCACGGTCGTAAATGGAGCCGTGGTAGTCCGCCAAGGACGCCGCCCACGACACGCGGTAATCCCGATAAAACCGCCACCGTAGTTTAAGCCGCTCCGCTGCCTCAACATCGTCAGACCATAGGTGCTCAGCCACCCAAAGCGGGCCATGAGATGTGCCGGAAGCCAGCGCCGCGTAGCCCTGACTACACAACAAAGATGCGGGCCCAGGCGCCTCAACCCGCACTAAAAGAGGCAAGCCATCGTTAGCGCCAAAATTCACGCATCCCATATCATCGCGAGAGGCCGTGGCGGTCGCACAACCAGCCAAAACCAAAAACAAGAGAAGAAAGCAGCGCGTCATGCAGGAACCTTACATGTCAGGGACTTACGGAACATATAAGGAACAAATTAATAAAATAACAACGCAATTATCTCTACGCCGCAGCGCGAAAGGGCACGGAGTTAGGATTTTCTTAGTTATTTCTTTCTTGACGTAATCACGGAAATTGTTCTCTTTATGTTCTCATTATGAAGGGTAGCGCAATGAGCACTTATGCAGGAGACCGTACAACCGGCTTTGCCTCCCCCGCTGCCGATTCGGTTGAAGGGCCGATTGACCTGTCTGAGGTTCTCGATTTACGTAGGCCCAGCCGCTACCCGGTGCGTGTGCGCGGGGCCACATTCGCGGCGCGAGGTATATTGGATGGTGATGTATTAATTGCCGATACAGCCGCGCAGGCCAAGGGTGGCGATCTGGTCGTTGCCAGCGCTTCAGGTACAGCAATCCTTGCTGAGCTGAAGGCAAACAAAGGGCAGTGGTGGCTAATTTCTGGGGATAATAGCCATGCGCCCATTCGCGTAGACCCCGCGCAAGATGTGGAGATATGGGCCGCCGTTACCGGTGTTGTGCGTGAAAAGCCGTGACCGTTTACGGGCTGATAGACTGCAACTCGTTTTACTGCTCCTGCCAACGCGCTTTTGAACCCCGGCTCAAGCGTTTGCCTGTTGTTGTGCTCTCTAACAACGACGGCTGCGCCATTGCCCGCACAAAAGAAGCCAAGGCACTCGGCATCAAAATGGGCGAGCCATGCCACCTTGTACGTGAACAGCGCAAACTCTCTGGGGTGCAGTGGTATTCCAGCAATTACCCGCTGTATGCAGATATGAGCCGCCGCGTGTATCAGGTTCTACTCGACCACGCCCCGCGCGTTGAGCCTTACTCCATAGATGAAATGTTTCTGGACTTAACCGGCCTACCCGGCGACCTGTCGCAGCGGTGCGACGATATGCGGGCAGCGGTAGAGCAGATAACAAAAATACCCACCTGCGTAGGCTGGGGGCCGACAAAGGCTATAGCCAAGCTGGCCAACTACATCGCCAAAGACAGACCAGAAATGGAAGGCCTTTGCGACCTAACGAACGAGCAAACACGCAACCGCTTTTACCGCAACCTGCCCGTGAGTGAGGTGTGGGGCATAGGCCGCCGCCTTGCAGCCCGGCTGGATGATACGGGCATCCGTACCATTGCTCAGTTTGTGAACGCCCCGCCCGCACACATCCGCAAAATTGCAGCTATTATTGGCGTGCGCTTGCAGGCTGAATTACGTGGAGAAAGCTGCCTGCAACTCTCAGAGGTGGCAGCGCAACGGCATGGGCTTGCCTGTACCCGTTCTTTTGGCCGACCAATAACCACCCACAGTGATATGAGTGAAGCAGTAACCGGCTTTGCTGTGCGGGCGTCAGAAAAGCTGCGGGCAGAAAAGCTGGATGCAGCCCATGTGAGTGTTTTTATTCAGACCAATCGCCATAAGCGCGATGAAGGGTGGTACGCAAACCAAGCCTCCCTCACCTGCGCGCCCACAAGTAACACCTTAGCCCTAACTGCTATTGCCATGCGCCTACTGCGCACAATTTGGAAAGACGGGTTCCGTTACGCCAAGGCTGGCGTGATGCTGAACGACCTTGCACCCGCAGGCACACAACACACCCTATTTGATATACCTTCAGAGCAGGACACAGCATTGATGGGCACCATGGATGCCGTAAACCAGCGCTTTGGCCGAGGTGCGCTAAGGCCACTAAGCGCAGGCGTTGAGCGCTCATGGAGGCCGCGCCAAAATATGCTCTCGCCACGATTTACCACAAATGTGCACGAAATTATGGAGGCTTCGTCATTTTAGCCTAGGCAAAGTGACCTCTCAGTCATTATTATCTTCTCCACGGGGAAGGGGCGAGCTTTACTCCGGAAATTCAAGGAAAACCATGGAATATACTGAAATTTCTTCCAATAATAAATTTGCTTTTGGGGCATATGTTATTATTACTTTGCTTTTATTTATTTTGTCGGCTTGCTTAGGTAGACATGAGATGTCTTCTCTTTTAAATAATTGGTCTCGTCTCCTCGCTGCGACATCTGGCTTGTGCTCAGCGTGGTTTTGGATTGCCGCAGCTGCTGACGATAGTAAAAAACTCCATAATTGCGTTGCCGCCGCATTGAGCGGTAGTTCTGTTATGTTCTCTGCAGTTAATATACCTGCTGATTGGCATACTATAAATGCTTGGCTAGGGGTTGTTCTGTTTGCTTTGGGCCTAATATTGAATATTGCATTAGTTGTCGGGATATTTTTCAAGAGATATCGTGGTCTTATTATCGCTAAAATAAAATAAAGAACAGGCCTCCTCCCTACCAAAATGTAATGGAGGCGGGTTTGAGCGAATCTGATCTTGCGCGATACGGCTTATCCTTAGGGGACTATATTACCTCAAAGGCTCGACAAGATTGGGGAATCCTATTCCCCGAAACTGTCGTAGATGACGTTATCTTCGGTGAGTGGATCAATACCAACGGTATACCGATAGATCGGCCAGAAGGCATATTGCTCAGCGATGCCGTGATACACAAAGGCCAAGTGAGTAGTATCGAGCCCTACTCTGATTTCAGGGCGCGATAACCTCCCATCAATTCCCCACACTCCTCCCCGGCACCTGCGGGTACTGCATCAAGTCTGGCGCTGTGCCTGAGGCGCGCATGGATTGGCGGGTTTGCTGGTAGGAATACTCAGATAGCGCTTCAGCAATAACGCGCTTATCGAGCACCACTTGTGTAGTCACATGAATGGGCTGTTGCGACTGAGTAGGCTGGCCCTCTCGCATATTTTCACCGAACAAGCCCAAGCTATGATCATACATCCATTGAGCTTGTTGCGCTTCTTTAGGGTGAGACCGGAGCATTTCGCGCATTTGCGCGTCTCTGTTTTTCTGGTCTTGGTATAAAGAAACCCCCTCGAAGGCCAAACCAGCAAAACCTAGCGTTCTACCCAGAAAAGTACCGGCACGAGATGCAACTGAGGCGGTAGCTGCCCCGGCAGCAGGTGCGGCAGAAGCGGCAACGCCGCCGGACAATCCTGCTGCCGGAACTTTGGCAGTAGAGAGGGTTTGTAGCAGTAATTTCAGGCCTGCCGTGAACGGCCCAAGCGCAGCACCCGCCACAGCTATAGAACCAGACAGAGCTATGAGCCCCGCAATGCCCGCCACCCCCAGCTCAATATCCGCCACCGCTCGTGGATGTTTCCGCGCTGTATCAGTCAGTGTGGTGATAACACCAGTCAGTCTCCCAATCATGCCCGTTGCATCGTTCACAATGGGCGCGCCAAGTGCGGTTAGGAGGTTGCGCCACGCGGTCGAGAAAGCATTAAGCTTGGCTGTAGGGTCAGTTTCTGTGGCCACATGATATTGATCAACGCCGACAGCACGCTGGATATTACTCGCGTCACGCTGGAACGCGGGCATGTTGCGCACAACCTCTCCCAACAGCCCAATGACTGTAGAGCGTAGGTGGCTATTTAAGAGTGCCGCAGCCTGCTCTTCTGATGTTGTGGCCCCGCTGCGCCGCAATGCCGGAATAAGGTTATCCCGCACCCAACTAACAGGATCGGATTGCAGTTGACTTGCGCCGGTGAGCGCGCCGGGGTCTAAGGTTAGGTGGCCGCCCCTGCCCTCATGCACGCGGCGACCGTCCATAAGCCCCAAACGCTCCAACCAACGCGCCCCCGCTGAGGTCATTACGCCCCCAACTAACTGCTGTTGTAATGACGAGAGCTGAGTGCCAACGCTTGACGCTGAGCCAGAGGCAGCAATAACCGGGGCCAAGTTCATCAGACCCACATCAGAAAGAGACGCGCCAGCTAGTCGTGCATATTGCTGGAAAGCTAGAAGCTGATCTGGCCCAGCCCGCCCGCGCGTGCCAACTGCAATCCCCTCAAGAAGCCGCATTTGCTGCGTTAAATGCGCCGTGCTTATTTCGTGCGTCTTAGGGTCAACTAGAGCGCCGCGCTGGTCGAGGTAGCGGATAGCAGTAAAACCCGCCTTTTCTTGATCTTGCCCAGTTAAGTTCTGTAGCACTACGCCCATCTGCGCGACTTGAGGCAGCACCGTTACGGCTTCTTGCATTGACCCTAACTGATTACGTAGGTCAGCAACCAACGCAATATTCTTCTCAGCAGATGAGCCAATAACATTTGACGCGGCTTGCCACGCGCTAGCTGTGGCTTGCGCAATATCGCGGTGAGATACTCCGGCCTGCATCATGAGGCTCTGCTGATGGACAAACTCCTTTCCCGCGCCGACAAGCTTTGCCATACCAGCAAGCGTTGCCCCACCGGCTAAAACGCCCGTCAGGCCTAGCGCCGCCAATTTTGCGCGGTTCAGCCCTCCCTCAAGCTTTTCAGCCTGCATATTTACGCCCAGAATATTGCGCGATAGTGCTTGAAGCACCTGAGTTGCGTTATCGGTCATGCCAATAGCTACGCCAACGCGGTAAACATCTGCCATGTGGCTAAACTTTCATTCTATTAGGTGATTTCAGGAGACGATTATGGAATTTAAGAAGTATGTGACTTTGGCTATTTTTGTAGGTGCTATTTCGACGGGCGCTTACTTAACAAATACTACAAATAAAGAGGGAACCACCGAACCGGCCGAAGTGCCGCAACATGAAGCGACCTCAAACGCAAAGTTGCAGGGAACTGTGTTGCCATTCAAAGTATGGAACGCATTTAGAAACATAGGCGTAAATGGCCCGCATCCAATCAACATTAGCGTTGCCGTAACAGGTGGTAGGCCGTCAGATTGGGCAGCAACCGCAGTTTACCTTACTAATGTGGCTATCAAAAACGGCGCGCCGTCCTCTACTGTTGAGATTTTTCAAGACAACCCATGGGGAGACAGACCCCCTCAAGAATATAAATTGCTTGCGAAATCTTATTACGACCCAGCGCAAACTAAAGAAGGCAAAGAGGCATGGGCAGTTTTTGTTTCTAACAAAATTGCCCCCATACAAGATATAGAATTTGACGAATTAACCAACGAAATAGCATCCGGCCAAAACCCAGAGCGAGACCCTGAGAAGCAAGTAGAAAAAAACGATAAACTGGCGGAATCTATTGTGGTTAAAAAATATAATTTACCCAAAAATTGGGAGCCGGACCCCGCATTTGAATATTTAGCAGGAGGCGACCCATACACTGAAAGCGATATAGGAGTAACGGCAACCAACGATACAGCAGATGAAGTAAGCAAGATTGATGCCTGCCTATCTTCGAATGAAAATAATTCAATCTTTAGAGGATGCTATATGGCTAATGAAGATTTTCCCTTCATATTGCCGCCCTCCAAACGCAAGCCACCAGTTGACTACACTGCCCCGAATATCTTGCGTTCAAACATAACACCAGACGATAAATGCCTTTACCTAAATAAATATTTGAAGATACGGCACCACCCGACAGAAGCCGAGAAATTTGGCAATGCATTGTTTTGGGTTTCCGTATTTAAATCAGCGAAAATTCCTCAGCAAGACGAAGAGATCTACAAAGATTTAGTCGTCAGCTCAGCCTCCCGCTGCTTAACTGCCCCCAGCATAACCATCGTTGAGGCCGCCAGAGAAGCCAGTGAAAGCCTATCGATCATACCGCTTAATGAATAAAAAAAAGGCGGCCACCCAGCCGCCTCCCCTTCAAGCGATTGCATCTTCTTCTAATTCAGCCGACATCTGCATGATGGCTCTAGCTCCCATTTGCAGATACTCGCGGGCCGCTTCTCTTGAAAGAACGCGCTTACCCGCAAAGTCCATTGCCACGCGCGCAGCGTAACCAAGGTTTTCGCATAGGGCGTGGTTGCTCATTCTCACGCCGTTCCTGCCCTCAAATGACGCCGCCACTTGGTCAAACACGCCAGCGTTGCCGCCCCCGAAAGGGTGGCTCGTTGCTACGCTGGCGTTTTGAGAAAAGGGGTTGGGGTGGTCTCCAATCCCATTTCCTTCTGGCCTTTTACAGCCTTAGGCAGAAGATGGCGACCTGCGCCAACGGTGAAGTAAGCGTTAGCTACAACTTCATGGAACGTCCGCTTTTCCTCTTCTGCTGTGTAGCTAACCGCGTAACCCATGCGGATTGACTGACGCGCAAGCGCATTGGAAACGCGCAACGCTAAACCCTTTGGTCGTTTGGTGATGCCGTAATGATCAAGCCAACGCTTCGCTGTCCGGTTCGTGACAACGGCCACGCCAACGGGGCGGTGTATAGTGCGCAGTTCTTCTGCTAAGGCCGCTAACTGCGGCGCAATCTCCGCTAGTAGTTCCCGCTTAAGCTTGCCGAGGCCAGCTTTGAATATCCCTCCTGTTTGTTGGGCGTTCAGGTGCCCGCCCGCAGCAATGGCCTTACCGAAGAAGTGGTTGAACAGTACGCGGGCACATTCAGTCTGATATTCTATTACCCGAGCGCGGACGGTCTGATCTTTGATCCGGTCAGGGTGGATCGTGGCAAGCCAGAAGTTTAGGAGGTCAAGGGAAAGGCAAGCCATCTCCTGATCTCCCCCTTCTGAGGGTGCCTTCGTTATGGGTGTACCTTTAACTTCTGCGGGTATGGTCATGATGACCATACCCTTTGAAAGTACCGGGTGGGATGAAAGTTTGCGGTGCTGCGTTTTCCAATCCAATCCCATTCCTTCCACAACTGGCTTCATCGCTACCATTGTTGTTTCAGGACGATCACCAGCTATTGCAACAAGCTTCGAGCCATGGAAGTCGATGGTTGTGAGTTGCTTGCTCATGCTGCATCTCCTTCAATTGCCATGTCGTCATCGCGATCTTGCTTAACAATCGAAAACATTGCGGACACGCGATCCTGTGCGGACATTCCTTTATTGATGCTTTTAAAGGCTGAGTATGATCCCATCGTTATCTGAGCGCCGAACCTAGGAGAGATAAGCCCATTTTCGGTAAAGGCGTGAATAAGGCCATTGCATATATAATGAGGAACAATCGCGGTCTGACCGCCGTTGGTATTTATGACCCTTACGGCGTCAGCGTATTCACCAATAGACAACTTTTCCGCGACAATCCTCTTCTGATCATTGGGAATCGGCATCGCGTTAAGTACATCGTCAAGAGATACAAACGGGAAATCAAGGCTACCGTTTACCGGCGCGAAATAACGCACAGGTTTCTCGCAAACTTGGTGAGTGTGCGCTGGTATTGAAAAAGGCTTTCTTGATATGCTATCATTCTTCATAGCGAATATTCCTTATTCTGCGTGAGAGGCATCGGGGCGGTTTGGCGACAGGCCCGGTGCCTTTTCTTTTGCCGAAAAATGTTTTTCTAAAATCATGACAACTTCAGAATTAAGGCTTCTGTAGCCGTCTTGAGCGTCAGATTTTAATTGCTCCAAAAGGTGTGAAGGCATTCGCACCCGGAATTGTGGCCAGTCTCGAACTTGCATTGCTTTCTCCTGTCACATTATGTGACGGAAAATTTGTCTCACTTTGGGGCCTTTATGTCAACGGAAAAATGAGCCATTCGTGTGACATGGCAAAAGATGACCCTCAATTCAGGATTCGTATGCCCGCCGACCTGAAAAGGCGGGCCGAGGAAGCAGCTGGACAAAACCACCGCTCCCTTAACGCGGAAATCGTGCAGCGTGTCGCGGACAGCTTCGATCCGGCCTCGATGGTTGGAAGGCTAGATGATGCCGAACGAGGTCTAGCTGAGCTATTGGCAAAAGCCATTCTTGCCCACGAGGCGCAAGGTAGACGGGGGCAAGAGGCGGCAACGGCCGAAGAGGCGGCATGGCTCAATCTTTGGCGCGACATGAACGAAACGCAACGGCGAATGGCGCTGGCGATGCTCAAGGGAGCTATGGACTTTAACGCCTCCTGACTCCCACCCACATGACGGCGGACGCCACCCATGCGTCCGTGGTGGCGGTAAAGTCCTTTGCTCTCCGGGTTGTTGCCGAGAGGCTGGCTGATAGGGCTGACAGTGGCGGGACTACTTAACTCCGTCCACATGACTGCGGATTCACTGTTTGCTCATCTTTACTTGAGCAAAAAAAAATACATAGGATAAGAGCATCTAGAGAATCCGGCGCCAGGGCGCCTATTTTATTAAGAGCAGTGCATTTTGTATCAGGGCAAAAAATCACGATATATTTTCTATGTTGATGAAGCTGGGGATGATGGATTGAAGCCTCACTCCCAAGGCAAGAGCGACTCAAACTCAGAATGGTTTGTTTTGGGCGGGATAGTCATCAAGGTCACAGACGAGGGTAAGTTAGTCCACCTAATAAATGGCGCCAAAGATAAAGCGGGCCTCCCCTTCGGTAGAGATTTACATTTCGCCAGATTAAATAATAACAAAAGAAGCTTAATTTGTCAGGAATTGGCGCTGGGAACCTTCCGGTGGTTCACTGCTGTTTCACATAAAGATAACATGCGAGGCTATAAGAACGACCGGGCCGAGGTTATTTCTGAAAAAAGGAACACACTATATAACTGGATGCTAAGATTGCTTCTGGAGCGTGTTACAAAATATTGCAAAAACCACAATGAAGCCTGCTCCCTTGCAAGCCGCCCCACCGATATAAGCGTAGTTTTGTCTGATAGAGGAGGTCTAAGGTGCCCAGAATTTGGAAATTATTTTTCAAGACTATGGTTGCAGTTCCAAAGTGGAAACACCTTCTTAAGTAAAGGCCTGATAGACTTCTCAGTATTTAATCCAACCAACATCGCAATTGCCCCAAACTCTGAGCTTTATGGTCTGCAAACTGCTGATTTTATAGTAAGCGCCTTATATAAAGCTCTCCCTCAAGCGCGGCAACCAAATCCAAGTCAAGAATATCTTGAAAAACTAATTCTACGCTGCGCCTCTTTAGATGGTAAAATTTTTGGAGCAGGCATTCTTGCATTGCCCTTTTTTTGGAACCGCGTGTTAAGCGGGAAAAATTTACAAGCTTTTCAATCTTTGGAAAAATTGGCGGCGAGCCCCCGTCTCTGCGATCCCACTACAAAGTAAGGATAGGTTGCCATCCTAAGGGAAACCATCTTTGTAGCTGCGCCCCGAAGGTAGCCCAGAGTGTACTCGGCGCCGCTCGCCTATATCAACTCTAGCCTGCCCATAATTTCAGTTCAACTAGAAAGCTTAGTTTGTTCTAAGATAAGGAGTTAAGATTTCATATTGTTTACTATTTTAATAACTTCAGCCTCTATTTCATCTCGGCTATGGAAAGTTCCATCCATAGGACGAAGGGGTGGTAAGCCGTTCACTGTAATTGAGCCGAATGTAAATTTGCGATTTATTTCAAGGTAAACAACGTTCACCGTTTTGCCACTAATCTCTCTAGAGTAATTGTGCTCATTAATCTGTAGTCGGGAATTCATGAGGTATATCCTATTCTATTGATGAGCAAGCTTTTGCAGATCTGTGCATATTAACCATTTGCTGTATAGAAAAATAGTAAATCGATGCTGAAATAATCTTCTGACTCCCCAGCCCTCCCCGATCTGCTAAGGTGAGGAAAATTTAACGGGAGGTTAGTTTGAGCGAAGAATATTTCTACAAAGAAGGCCCAATTTCAGTAACAAAATACTTACTCACATATTGGGATGCTTCTTTTGCGATGGCGCACATCGATAGCGTGTGGATTAGGCGGCAGAATACCCAAATCTATGGGGTACTAGCAACCGTATTGCTCGCATTTTCCGCACTTGCAGGCGCAGCGATTTTGTTGGGAAATAATCACCCTAAGACTGACCAAAGCGGTGAATTTATCGTAATTGGGCTTACAACCATCGTCGGCATTGCTTTCACTTACTTGGCCTTAAATCCCAAACACTATTTGCGGTTCCGCTCAACTGGTGGCGATAGTCGAACCATTGAATGCCGGGATTACGCAATGATTGGCCCTTTAAAGTTAGCCATAGAGCGGGCAATTATCGCTAGAGGGTGAAATCCGGCAGGCCAGATATGGTGAACATAAATAACATTCCAAAAGCGGCACTCTGCTACTCTATAGCTTTGTGTCTTGGGGCTTTTCTCACACCCCCGGCCCTCGCCTTCAAGGCCCCAGCCTATCAGGAAGCCCCGCAGAGCGCGCCCAACGAGGCTGAGCTTCAAGAGCACAAACACTACCGCAATATGGACGGCAAAACCGTTCACTCCCCCGCGCACACCAAGTCTGGGCAAGCACCACCGGGGGCATCAGCAAAATGCGGTGATGGTAGCTACAGCTTTAGCCTCCACCATCGCGGCACCTGCTCGCGCCATGGTGGGGTTGCGGAGTGGTTGTGAGGTTCCCATATCAAAAACTCACAAAATACGGTGGCCAATGCCAAACCCTCTATGGGAAAGCGATGACGAGTTTGACGATGGCGGCACACCAATGTGGCGCGCTCGGCAGGCCGCAATAAAGCGGCGCCAATCTCCCCGTCCCATTACCATAAATGCCACCCCGGCCCCGCCTCGCGATTTGCGCGAGTTGTGGGATAGGCTAACGGTCGCCCAATGCGCCCTGATCGGGTATTTTGTCCCAATGTTCCTGATGGGCTCTCTTATTGTTGGTGGTGCAATTTTTATTCTGGTTTACGACTGGTTAGAGCGCCACGGCATTATTCATCGTTAATAACGGGTAGCGCACCACCCACCACCTGCTCACCGAATAAATGCCCAACAAAATGATGGCCTATTACTTTCGCCACTTCGTCTTCTTTACGAATTAGCGCCCCCGCCAACACTGAGCGCGGCGGCTGTTTAGTGGTGCCAAGTTCAAAATAAACCATCTTGTCGTCATTGGAGCCAACACGCCCGGTGCGCCCCTGTACGTTGCGCTCAATGCTATCGCGCATACCGCCAGAGCGCAGACCCGGCTCATTTTCAGGGTAGCCATGCCGTACGCGGTCATCCTTGGTGCTATCAGCCAACTCCGCCCACGCGGGGAATGGCCCGGCAGCATCTTGGTAGCGGCCAAGTTCGGCTTTGGCTTCACGCTGCACAATCTTGGTCGCCTTTTCGAGCCCCTCATGTACAGCGTTTTCCACCTCAGCAACCATGCCAGCCAACAGCCCGGCAAATTCAACGGGTGTCAAACTAGGCATTGAGTTGCTCCATGGTCATGGACTTCCAGTTAAACCGGTAGCCCTCCATTTCAGAAAAAGCGATGGAGTGCGCCATAACCTCGGCGTCACTCATTTCTTCCATCGCGGTGGTGTATGGCACCCCGTTCCTTACGAGCCAGCAGCGCTGCTGGAATCCTGGGGTGCGATAGAGTTTTTTGCGTCTGTTGCCACGGCCTCCTGCTTGGCAATCAGCCATTTTAATGCAGCCTCCGCAGCATCCGGGTCAACAATATCCCACAAGCCATCCAGCTCCTTGACGCTTCTGGCTTCTGCGGGAGTTGGTACGCCAGCAACTGAGCGCACAGTGGCGCGGGCCAGAGTGCCGGTTGTCCATGCATTTTCGCCAAAAGATGCGCCAGCTAAGCGGGTAAGGCGCGCAAGAGCGCTGCCCACCACTTCCTGTACCTCAATTTTGCGCCCCTTGGCGTCAGTTATGGTCTCTGCGCTCATTAGATTTTGTTCCTAATACGCGCAGTAAATTCAATGCGCTGCGTAGTGATGTTTTCGGAGCGCCAGTTGCCCGCGTCGGATAAGCGCAAGGTGGCCCCCACATACTCATATGTGCTTGTGGTGCCGTCAGTCTCGACAACGTACTGGTAAATGTTGCCAGTAATCATTGAGCCAGCAGACCAGAAACCGCTCTCAATTTCAGCAAACAGGTCGTCCGCATTGTCGTTATCGCGCTGAAAGTCGAACTGTCCCCGCCACCCATTGGGCACGTCAAAAAACATCGGCATATCGTTCAGCGGGGCAGACGTTAGCTGATGTGTCTGCTGCTGAGACTGAAACCCTGTGACGGTAGGCAGATCAACGCGGCTGCCGTTGTAGATCAGCACAACGCGGCAATCTCGGCCTACGTTAAACAGTTTTGTGGCCATGCGGCCCTCCAATAAAAAAGCCGCCCGTTACGGCGGCTGTGTGAATGGGAAAGCCTTAAGCGGCGCTGGCAGCCTGCACGATAACCACGCTAGAGCCGCCTTGAAGATTGACGATAAAGAAGCGGTTAATGCCCTGATACCTAACCTTCACATCGGCCTGCACGTAGCCCAGATCGGTGCGGGCTTGTGGGTTGTTGGAGGCATCACACACCACGGTATAAGAGGCGGTATTTTCCAGAATGCCCGCCGTTACCATGTTCGAGAGCGTGCCCAACAACGTGGCCCGAATATCGCCAAACAGCGTGGCGTTGATCACATAACCCACAAACGCGCCCATGCCAGAGTTGATTGTGTTGGCAATGTAGTTGGTCAGGCGTGGGTAGGTGTCGTCATTGGTTGTATCGCTGGAGGAGGTGTTGATACCCCCGCGCACAGCCCAATAACTGCCACCCGGCGCAGGGTTGCAGATCACGTCAATGCCGTTTTCAAACAGCGCACCAAGTTCCGCGTCAGAATAGGTTTGTGCTGTGCCAGATGAAACCAGCCCCGCTTTCTGGCTGCCAATTACACCCACAAGCTGCTTGTTCAAGCTGGATTGCTCTGGTGACAGGCCACCAAAACGCCCTGCCACAAACGCTTGGGGGGAAACTAGCATCACGCCGTTTGTGTCGTCGTCCCACCACAGCCAATCGCCAAACATCAGTTTCACACCGTAGCTATCAAGCCCGGCTGCGGCTTTCATGCTCACGGCATTGGTGATCGTGTCACCAGACGGGCCAGCGCAGATCATGTAAAGGCCCTCTTGCAGCCCGAATGCCTTCTGCACTGTCCACGTTGTATTATCGGTCAGGCCATGCAGCACGCCAAGAGCGCACTTCTGGTTGCGTAGGGCGTACATGCCTGTGCGGGTCGTGCCGTCTGTGCCAATGAACTGCTCAGCTTTTGGCGCTGTACCGTCTGTACCGCTTGAGAGCGTAACAGTAGCAGCCGCCAACGCAGGCGCAGTATCAGGCACAGTTGCCACCACCAGCGCAGAGGTATCTGCCGCAACAGCTTTGGCAATATCAGCCCACGCTGTGCCGGTATATGAGCGGCTTCCTAACACGGCATGGCTGGTTGTGAGCGTATATTTAGTGGTGATAATGGCCCCCTGCGTTAGGGTGGCCGTAATCGCATTGCCTGCGCTGCCGGTATAGCGCGCTGTCAGTGTAACGCCCGCCAGAGTGCCGGTTGCGGCTGTGTCTGTCCCGTCACTTACGCGCACGCAGCGGAAATCAGAGGCACCGTTCAGAATGGCAATATTAACGGCTGTCCCAATGTCGGTAGCCAAGGGCTGTTTGGTGCCAAATGCAGCCAAGCAATCGCCCATGCTGCCCACAATAACGGCTGTATTGAGCGGCCCCCAGCCAGCGGTACCTACAAGACCAATGCGCCCGCTTGATACGCCATTCAGCGCTAGCGTGGCGGGTTTCTGCACCTGCGTATACAGGTTGGGCACAACCAGACTGTTCGTGTTCAGATCACCGGCCTGATAAATGGTTGGCATGGGTTATTTCTCCTGCGTGGGGGCAACGCGCACGGCAAAACGGTGCAGTTCGCCTGTTTGTTTGAGCGCGTTAATTTTGGCGGCATCAGTAATCTTGGTGCCCAACGCGTAGCCAAAGCCTTGCGTTGTCACCACGTAGGCATCTGGCGTTTGGGCAGCCGGTGGGGTTGCCGCCACAGGGGCAGCTACAGCCGTGCTTTGATCTGGCATTATGTTACTCGGTTATTGTGGGGGTAACGGCCAGAACGCGGCTGTCTCCAACCGTAACTGTACCGCCGCCATGTGGGGTTAGGCCCGCACCATGGAACAGCATTTGCGCCATCGTGCTGCGGGCGTCTGTGTCGTATGTCGCAATGTAGCGACAGGGCCGCATGTAAATGCCATTGTTCTGCGCGGCGTCGCTGTTCCAGTCGCCCCGGCTCTCAATCTGGAATGTGGAGCCGCTGGCGTCTGTCAGGAAGTCAATGAAGGCCATGCCGTCATTAAGCGCCGTGCCAAGCGCGTCTCTGGCATCGGGTGAAGCTGACCAGATCGTGACCTGAAACAACTGCTGCTGCCTGCGGGCAATGCGGGCAGCGTTAGAATAGCCTGCCACCGCGGCTTCTATTGTTGTGGCGTCTGGCACACTTACTGTCGCGCCGTTGGCTGTGGCGTTGGGTATCTGTGTAGCAAGCGCTGCAGCTATGGTGCTGGCCGTGTCTGTGGCCTGTACGGCATAGGCCGCCACGGCCCTATCTTCTATCGCTACGCTGTTGGAGCGTATGCGCAGCCCAACAATGCCTGCTGGCGTAGCGTCAACCTGCACGGTGACAGTTGCGGTGGCGCCCTTAACCGCAAGGTTAACCGTTGGGGGTATCGTCTCGCCCTGCTTCCATGGCCTACCCAACGGCTCATCAATGCGCCGCCAGCCGCCTTGCAGGTCAATAACCGTCACAAAGTCCACGCCGCGCCGTAGCGTGCAATCTGCACCTTCGTAATCTGCCTGCGTTATCCAGCCTCGGAATATTTTGGTTGGCCTCCCCGTAATGGACGACTTACCCTTCCCGTCTGGGTAAATAATGGCGGCCATCTGCGCCACAAGCGCATGAGATACGGAAACAATATCGGCCATATCATACCTGATTGATGCCCATTAAGCACCGGTTGCCGTACTGGCTGGGTTCAACCGCGCTGATTGTATAAGTCGTGCCCAGATCGGTTGTCACGGTCATGTAGGTGGTGGGCACGAAGTTGGGCATCACTGGCAGCAACATTTCGTAATCCGCCGCCTTGATTGAGCCGGGAATACTATCCCCAGTGACGTTGCCTTTATTCCTGATCTGAATGAAGGCGGGCCAACCAGAGGCCAGTACTGTTTTGCCGTTTCCACCCGTGCCGTAATCGTCCGAAGCGCCCACGTCCGTACACACCCCGCCATCCCCGTTAGTGCTGCCCTGCCCCGGTAAGCCAGAGAGCGACACAACGCGGTTGCACAATATGCAAAGGGGCGGCCTGAACGGCTCTAGCCGGGCCACAAAATAGTTCTCGCCAGCACAGGTCAGTAAGTCGCCTGCCAGCACGTCTGTAGTGTCCAGCAAGCCAAACACCGCGGGCTTATCCCATAGCGCTGGCCCATCAAAGCCAAACTTCTTGTCGTTGTTAAACGCAGCCAGAAGCGTGGCGTAGGGCGCGCCCATTGGGGCATCGAGCGCAGCGGGGCGGTATTGCGCGGTTGTCGCCCCCAGCCGGAGCGCGGCCTTAGCATAACCCCGCGCTACTTTTTGCTGAAGGAGAGCTTGGTGCATTAATGCCGCCGCCCTTTGGTTGATGTGCGGTTAAGCAAAGACACCATTTCGCGGTCAATACGCTTGGCCTGCGGGGTCTTTTTGAACGCTGCGGCAGTCATGCCGACCAATGCCGCGTTCTGCCCATCTTCCTTGCGGTCAGCTTTGGAGCGCACATACTGCTCTAGCGTCACGCGCTTTGTTGGCTTGACCATCACTTCTTCCGCCTTATGATGCTGTTCGCTTTGGCGTTAATTTTCGCCTGCGAGGATTTGGAAAGGCCGCCCGCTTTCACCTGCTGTGCCGCCCGCGCCTTTGCGTTTACCGCGTGGGCTTTGTCGGGCATCGGGTAGCGGCGCGAACCGGGCAGGCCAAAATTACTCTTTGGCAGACTGTTCCGCTTGCTCGTCGTTAGTTTCACCATGGGCTACGGGTTCCGCGTCTTCTGGTTCTGGGATGGTTGTCGCGCCAGTGTCCACGCCTGCGCCGTCATGGTAGGCAGCTTGGCCGGGCTGTAGCGCGGTTGTGCGGCCCTCTGCTGGCGTTACGTTGCCAAAGCTATCAACAAGGTGCCCCACCAGAGCGCCGGTTCCCGTCACACGGATTGCAGCCTCACCCACCATCGGGACAGACACGCCGCCCCCAGCAACAGGAGCATTTTTAAAGGGCGGCTTCTGTTCGTCGTAGGTATGGACAACGGCGGCAATAAAGCCGTCTCGTACCAGTGCCCATGCGGTGCGCGGGATTGCGTACCCCGCTGCCGTCACCAGCACCGGGCTATCTTGATATGTCATAAATACCTCAGATGATGATCCGGTTATTCGGCACTTGCAGGCCGGGGCCGGGCGGCGTTCCCATAAACTGGCACAACTGCAACCGCCAGCGGTTGAACAGACCCATGCGATCTTGCACTTCCTGCCTGTTGTGGTGCCAAACTGCCGCTTGATCTGTGTCCAGGTTATCTGTCGCTGACAAAATGGCAGTTTCGAGCGGGTAAATCTGCTGCAAATACAGCCTAACCTGCTGCAACTCGGGCGGTGCCAGGTTGTCCATGCGCCACTCGTTCTGACCGTACTCCGTAAAGAAGCGCCATGATGAGCGGCCAGATATTTGTGAGCCTATGGCCGGATAGCCCATAAACCGCCGAATATCGGTTTTCTCAGCGTCCGTTAACGGGTCTGTTGAGAGGCTGGCTGAGCCGGACATTCAACATTCTCCCAACTGGCCCCACGCTCTATCAGCAAAGCGATGGTCTCAGGGTTTGTAACCACTTCCCCCGCTTCCCAATGGAAAACACCCTTGTTGTGCGTGCTTTCTATGAAGCCGTGCGGGGCTGTAAGCCGGATAGCTAAGGGGTGAATGGGGGCATTATCGCCCCCACCCTGCGCAACCGCCCCACTACGAGGACGGCGCGCCATTAGCCTGCACCGATCTGGTCAGTGCCCAGGCTTTCAATCACAACGCCGCGCTTTAGGTAGCTGTTGGTAGCAGTCGGGATAATGTCTGGCGCTGCTGTTTTATCCGTAGGCAGAGCGAACCCGCCAATCCAGTACCAAGACTGCGCAATGATCTGCTTGAGACGGTCAAGCGGCTCACGCGTAACCATGGCCACGCTGTCGATCATTTCAACAAGCCCGTCATTAAAGCCGGGAATGTCTGTGTGACCGGTGGCCTGATAGTCACCCTCAACCAAGGCGCCCTGCCCCACCACAATGGCGCGATGAATTGGCCCAGCGCCCAAAGACGCCTGCTGCGGGGCTTCTGTCGTGTCAATGAAGCGCACGCCCAGAAGTTCTATAATCTGGCCGTCACGGTACGCGTCTGAGCCGTAAGCGCCGCGATAGAGCAGCTTAAAGTCAGGGTCGCGGAACAAAGACTGCCGCTGGATTGGGTCGAGGTAGCAGTTATACAGCCCACCAATTGTCGGCACGTTGTTGGAGCGCAGGGTGGCAACCGCTGAGTTAACGTCCTGAATGCCCAACGTGTCACCGGCCTGAAACGCGGCAGAGGTTGCGCGGTTGTTTGTGCGCAAGACCAACGGCGCAGTAGCAGAGCGCACCGCAATACCCTCTGTGCCGTCAGCTACAGCCACGTTACCATCAAACGTCAGGGTACCAGAAATACCACCTGGGGCAGTTGAGGTGGTTACAGCATCAGGCTGAACGCCAACCAGTTGGTAAACACCGGCGCCGATAGTAACGGTCATGGCGCTGGCTGTGCCTACTGGTACCACCAACCCATTCACCAGAACATTCTGGAAGCCACGAATGTCGTCAACCTTAACGGTGGTGCCTGCGGAGCCGAGCGTTTCTGTCACGCGGGTATTGCCACCAAGATAGCCGCCCACGCCGTTCTGGCCGCCGCCAAACAGAGTGTTGCGAGCAATGCGGTCGAGAGACTGCATGGCCTGCACGCCGTTTGTGTGAGCGTTGGCGAGGAACTGGCTGGCAATACCAACACCACTCGTCACCATATTCAGGTCAATGGTGTCACCATACTGATTGATGGTTAGGGTGTATTGTTCAGCCCCCCAGCCGCTCTCAGTCAGCCCGTTATCAAAATTGGTGTTGTTGCTGGGGTTCAGCGGCGTTGTAACCGGTGTTTTCAGCCCCTTGCGGGTTTTGGTGAGGGTTTCACCAATCTGCACCGGGAACAGTTCGCGGTCAGCAATAGCGCGAAAGCCCAGCTTGGACTGTAGGCCGTTCTGGAACTCACGGGCCAGAAAGCCCTGCTGAATAGCGCCCTGTAGGGCTGCGGGAAAGTTTGCAATACTCATGGTTTTCTCTTGATGCTGGGAAAAATTGGCGCGTCATCAGACGCAAAAACGCCCAGCATCAGCCGGGCGGGAACAGGTGTTAGCCGTTGAGGAATTGCTGCTTTTGTTTAGCGTAATCCTCGTCGGAGAGCGTGCGGGCGTTCAGTGGCCCCGGCTCTCCTGCTTTGGGAGCAGGAGGCGTCTTTGTCGTGCCCGTCTCAGCCCCCGGCTTTGGCGGCTCAGAGAACAGATAACCACGAGCCTCTTTAGCTGCGGCCATCACCGCATCCAGTCCTTCGACCTCGCCATTCTCACCGATCTTGACCGCATCAAGGTCGATCAGCTTCACCACATCCTCAGGTGCTACGGCACCAAGGCGGGTGGCTGCGGCCTTCGCTTCTGCACGAATAACGGCGGCATCGGCTTGGGCTTTCGCTGCTTTCCCAGCCTCTACCGCATCGGCCTGCGCCTTGGTTACGGCTGCGGTGGCATCGGTCAGCTTGCCCTCAAACTCAGTTTTCTGCTTGTCAAATTGCGCTTTTAGGCCATCGCGGGACTTAATCGCATCATCACGCTCAGCACGGATGGTGTCCCGCTCCGCGCGCGCCGCCTGCAATTCTGCGCGCAGGGTTTTGAGGTCGCTGCGGGCCTTTTCAAGTTCGCGCGGTGTATTCGGGTCAATCGGAGGATTGGGCTCTGTGGTCATCTGACACTCTGTTTTTGGAGTTTCCAGCATCTGCTGGGGAACGATCAGGCCGTAACCTGTCGCGTTTCTGTGCGCCCTGTTCCGGCGGCCTGCCGGTCAGTTTTGGCGGTATTCTTTGCGGCTTCTCGCTTGGCCACCAGAACAGGGTCGGTCAGCTCATCAAGCACCCGCTCCCACTCAGCCTGCGGTGTCGCTGTACCCACTTTTGCCGCGTAAATGCTGCACGCCGTCTGATTGCTCATAAAGCCGCTGGCAACGGCGGTCGCTAACCCTTGAGCCAACTGCAAAAGCTCTGGGTCTGTGCTGGGGAAATAAGGCGGCCATTGCAGCGCCAACCCGGCATCAGGCAGGTTTTGGTAAGTTTCACCGCCAATGATAATCCCGCCCGTCACGGCTGATGAGAGCCGGCAGATCATGCGATACAGCGCGAGCAATCCGTACTCGCCGTAGGATAGGCGCAGGCGGTCGGCCAGCCATACGAGGCTTTGGCACATCATCTCCATGGCGCGGCCAGATTGTGCGGCGCTTATTTTGTCAGCGTGTGCGCGGTTGCCGTGTATCTGCTCCAGCACAATAGCACGCAGTTCACGGTACTGCTCCAGCATGGCGCTTGAGGCATCACCGTTGATTTCCAACAATTTTGCATCGCCGTCCATTGGTAACGTGAGTGCAGTTGCCGAGCCACCACCGGCCCCGCTACTATCGCCACCGCCCATGGGGTCAGACCCGGCTTTAATCACCAACTTGGGGTCAGAGCTGTATTTCAGACCGCGCCCAGATTGAGACAGCAGGTAGTCGCACTCAATAACGGTATCAATCGCCCGTTCAAACGTGCAGGGGCCGTCCACAACGCCCGGCTGAGCCATGTTGGCCATCCAAACCCACGGCACGAATTTTAGTCCGTGCTGCACCGTGCGGACTTTATCGACCTTGTCCGGCTCCCCTTTGCCAACGGGCCGGGGCACGTAAACGCGGCACTCCGTGGTGTTCCATTCGCGCCGCCACCAATATTCCGTGGCCGCGTTATCCTGCGGAATAACCCAACCCTGCGCGGCAAGGTCTTTGCCTTTGACCTTGTATTGCTCCGTTACCCGCACAAGTTGGCGTGCAGCGTTCCATTCTGGAGTGAGGTAGCGCGTGTCAAACATTGTCACGCACGGCACATGTTCGGCCACCTCCACCAGCAGGGCGGACGAACCAACGGAACCAGCAATGGTGGCTTCAAGCATCACCGCTGGTAGCGCACATTCTGCGTCAAGTGCAGCAAGCGCCTGCGCAGTACGCTCATCTGCAGCCTTTACCGCTGGCCAATGGCTCTCACCAAACACCAGAGACGCGCTCTCATCAACCACGGTCGCGCACATATTCGTGCGAACAGACGGCCTGCGCTGCGCCAGCGGAATGTACCCGCCCGCTCCGTTGTATTCGCTACTGAACGGGTTGGGGATGCTGTCGTACTGCACGCAGTCTCGCACCCGCATAAGCGCAGATAAACGGGCCGCGCGCGGCGGCAACTGCTCGTCGCGTAGGTAAGTTTCCCGAAGTTGTTTCCAGTCCATGCCACCCCGTGGCCGTTAGCGGCCCAGATTGAAACGTGTTGGTGTTTGGCGTGCAGGCTGTGGCGGGCACTTTAGGCCGTACAGGAGGTATCCTGTGGCATCCACAATGTGATCGTAGCCGCTGCGCTTGTCTGGCTCGTTCGTGCCGTCCCGGTAGGTTTGGCGCTCGTAGGCCTCAATGGATTTTGTGCACTTAGGGTCAACAAACGCCGTAATAGAGCCATCAGCCGCGCAAAACTGCGCGTTCGTAACGTTCAGGCGGTCACGCACAAGGGGGTGCGAGGCCGCAGCTACAACAGCAAACCCCTTGGCGCGCAAAATGCTTATATCAGTGCGCCCTTGAGCAGATGTTTTGCGCTGCGCTCCGGCTGGGTCTGGGTAGATGGTAATGTGGGCAACAGAGCCGCCACGCTGGTAACGCCGAACGATTTCATCCGCCATTTCATCAGTGTTAGACGTTGGCATGATAATCTCATCAACCTGCCCTATCGTGCCATTTTCACCCTGCTGCCAGATGGTGGCCGACATGGGGTTGATGTTGAAATCCATACCCACAAGAACAGGCTTGGCATTACTAAATGGCCACGCTTTTACGTTGTTTGCCCTGCTGAATGCGTACAGAACACGCCCGGCATAGGTCTCAAACGAGGCCTCATATTCCTGCCTAAACTGGCGGATATCCATGTCTCTCATGGCCGCCTTCACTTCAGCGTCTGGGATGTTGCCCCCAGCCCGCGATGTGTAAAGGCATGACCACCAGCCACTTTCGTGCTGCGACCCCGACTGGCCCTTTAGGTAGCTGTCTCGAAAATGGTTAAACCCCTTGGGGGTGCCAATAAAGAGCGCGTGGCCACCTGCAGTTGAAAGCATTGGCCTGATTGTCTCAGTCCACGCCTCCAGCTTAACGTCTGCCCATTCGTCGCCCACAAAGAAATATAGGCCCGACCCACGCAACGCGTCATAGTTATCAAGTCCCACAATACGAATGATATGCCCTGATTTCAGGGTCATGCTGCATTCGGTTTCGTTTGGGCGCTTAAGCAACCATTTCTCAGGAATGGCGCGCTTTAGCCGGTTCCAAAAGTTCTTTTTGGCCTGCTTGAAGGTAGGGCTACCAAACCAAATTTCATTCTCAGGGTGCACGTCATTTTTGACGGCCATTCTCACTGCGCGGCGTATTTCTTCTTGCGCCAGAAAGGTTTTACCAAACCGCCGCCCACATACAGCGGTACGAAACCTGCTTTCTGGCCGCCAACCGTGCTCGTAAATATTCCACTGCGGGTTGGTTAGCTTAGCGCGCTCACCCTTCCTCAGTAGTTTCGCCACGGTCTATTCGCTCCGGGTCTTGGTCATTTGCCATGTCGTCAAGAGCATCATCGTCTTCAGGCTCAGGCTTATCCAGGCCCAAGTGTTTGGCTAGGGCCGTTAATGCCGCGATCTTACTATGCGACTTCACCTTGATTGTGCGGTCGCCGCTCTCGTTTACCGTCTCGCTAATTTCGGAGATTGAGCGTCTTGCGTCCTCAGTCAGGCCGTCAGTGTTACTTATTTTCACACGCCCATCGGCGATAGAAACAACGTCCGTCACATCCGCAAAGCCTATGCGCGCAAATTCACGCAGCACATTTTCTTTGGTGATTGCGTAGCGTTCCATGATCTTGTCAGTGCGTTTTTTGGCCCGACCATGGGCCTCCTGAATTACTGGTACAACCTTGGCATTTTTCAAAAGCCGGAAGGCGTTACGCTCTACGGTGCTGTCTGATGCATTTGGCTTATACGCCACTCGGTACGCTGCCGCCGCGTTTTCACCATTAGACAGATACTCTTCAACGAACCGCCTCTGCTTTGGCGTGAGATTAGCCATGCCACTTTACCGCGATATATCTCCAAAGATTAAAAGCACTCCCCGCCTTACCGCTATTCGATTTAAGAGCGCACGGTTTGCCCACATTCGCGCCACTTTGACAGGTGGGCACGGTGCATTTAGGGAGGTTGGGGTTCGTCACGTCCGTGCCAGAGGTAATAAGGTCGCGCTCGCCCAAACTGTTATAAGGATGGCAACTGCCACCCATCTTCAAACGCTCGCAGGACGGCTTCACGCCGCACGGCTGCGTTTATTCTTGTCATGCTTACGGTTGACAATTTCCCGATGATGATGCCGCCTGCCCCGGCTTGTGGCCAGCAGCGCACACGCACATCAGGTCTCGTTCCCGCATTTGCACACTCGATCAGCGACAGCGGCGCATCAGCGCGATGCCACGTTGCCTCTGTTGTCGCAATCACGCGACATAGATACGGGACGCCGCTCATACTCCCAACACAAACCGCGTCGTGACGCTTGAAGCGCACAACATGGCCGGGTTTGAGAGTGCGCATTGCGTCCAGAAACGAAAAAAGCCACCGCGATGGGTGGCCTGTTGGCGTAGGTATTCGATTGTGGTTAAACACATACCATTTAATGTACAGCGGTACAAGTTTTATCCCGCGCCCGTTTGCTGCGTTCGCTCTGGTAGTATGCGGCCAGCGTTTCCAGAACAATGCAGCACTGAGCGTTGGCTTTGTTGGACGCTAGACTGCGGGAAATTGACGGGAACAACCGTTCGCCAATTTTAGCCAGCGTCATTTCGTCGGCCAGCATCATTTCCAAAAGCGTGTGAGCACATTTACCGAGTGTAAATTTCACGTCCAGCACATGCCCCCAGGCATTGGCCCGCACAACCTGCCACGAAATATCGTCGTGTTTTGTCGTGGTGTCCGGCACGTAATCTGGTTTGTATTCAACGTAGCCGCATTTCCCGAACACGTAATCACGATACCACCGCTCGGCGGCATTGGCCGCATCTTGAGAAATACTCTGGGCATTGAGTAGCGCCTGAACTGTGGTCAACACACGCGGCGGCGAACCCTTGGTGAAAACGGACTTAGCCAACCGCTCCACCGTAGGCCCGTTATCCACCGCATGAGCGATTTGGTAGCGTGGCCGCGTGCGTGTTTTAGTCATGCCTCTTTCCTCACCTGCTCCAGCATTGCTTCCTGCCCCTCAGTCAAAACGACCCACGCTTTCATCTGCGTAATGGCGCACGCGACCTCCCAATTACGAGGCTTTGCGTAAATCTCGACGTTGCTGGCGTGGCGGCAGTCTGTGGGGGTCACTTTACAACCACCAGCCGTTTAGAAACGTTGGGAGGCGCAATATTGGACGGAATGGGCCAGCGCCACGATTGCGAAAAAATGCACGTTTTTTACGATGGTTTTTCATACCCCTAGACTCCCACAATCCCGCCCCGTTGTACAGCAAAAACGTACAGCATTTTCGCGTACTGCTAGTCGGGTACTGGCCCTTTCACCCAATCCCACCAGAGCGGCAGTATTTCCTCATCGTTAAGCCCGTCTTCGTGCTCGTGAAACACGCGCCCGTCGCATGGCGGGAGCAGTTCCACAGGCTGGGCAACGGGCCATTCTTCTTCTGTGATTAAGTCTTGGTCTGGGGTCATGCGTGCCCCGTCAACACAACAGAAACCGCAACCAGAGCAGCCAAAAACCCACTCAGAAAAATCACGCACCCCATAGCCAAATCAGCCAAGCGTTCGTGTTGTTTGATGGTCATTTCTGCCCTTCCCCACCCTCTGGATACTCAAACCCAACAAAATGAAATTCCCCGCCGTCCTGCATCTCAACAGCAACCTCATAAACCGCTGTTTGGTGGGGCGCATTTGGTGGCCTGAAATGCACTTCAAACCTCGTTGCCATGGGGCGAATTGACCGCCTTTCTCCGTCCAAAGGGCCGCCCACGAACAGGACGGGCACGCCCTCTGGCTTGGGCTTGGGTGCCGGTCTGCAACGCGGCTTCGGTTTGGTAGAGCGCTCCTGAATGGGTCTCGCTCCGAATAGGTCACGGGCCGAAAGGAGGTCTATGACTTGCGCGGTCATTCCTCAATCTCCACACAAGGCCCTGCATAAACGAAACCCAATGCGCCAGCTTTTTGGGGTGTCAGTTTGGAATTATACGTTAGCCAAACATCCTCCCAGATAGACCAAGTAAACGGCCACAAACTTCCGTCCCTATCACGTAGCCAATGGGTTACCCCGCCCGTCCCTTCCGGTGGCAAAACCGGGTCGACAGGTTCAAGGCTTTTTAGCCGCCGCGCCTCAGTCAATATCGGCCACCCATCGTCGGTATCAATCACAACCACATGACCCGCCTGGGTGTTTTTTATCTCTGCGATAGTCCCGGCCACTTCCGGCTCCTGCCGGGCTGGGACTGATACGCGCTGGCCTACCGTAAATTTCTTCATTCCGCAGCCCTCAAAAATGCCTCAGCTTCCTCGGCGGCAGTGAGTAGCGCCATGGCGAAAAGTCGTGCGAATTTGGGGCTTTCTAACTCTAGCGTTGCTGTGCTTTTGCCATCCGCCATCGTCACATTCACGCTTCCATCTTCACTCGCCACCACCGCTAACTTTGTATTTATTTCCAACTTAGACATACCCCTAAAATCCCCCACGTTGCCCGCTGAGTGCGGTGCGGTTTCAGTACATAACATTTACGCTTGAAACGCTTTCGCGACACTCTCCGCTAAACCTCGCGGCTCTCATGCGGATTTTCCAAGCACCTCCTCCACGATGCCCATGTTCTCCGGCGCATATCGCTGCACGGCAGTGCGGAGCATCGACTGGAGCGCCAGTAGGCTTCCCTTGGCGGCATTGGCCTGCTTACGAACCACGACTGGGTCACTCCATGCCGCGTTGTCCGTGACTGGCCGGGCCTGCCGTCCGGTAATTGCCTCGTATGCCAGCGGCGACTTGCTGCGAATGAGCGAGAGTGCCGCCTTCTTGCGCTGGCTAACCTGCCATGGCTCCACGCTGTGCTCGGCCTCGTCCTTCCAGCCCGTGAACTCCCTGCGGTCCCAATAGCGCCGCCACTCCAAATCCATCCCAGCCAGCGGAGCGCCACCAGAGCGCATAGGCCCGGCAATGCGGGTGGCGCCAGAGGCTCGCTCGTTTTGCCGTCGGATTTTCTCGGATTTCCACTGCTCGGTCAGCAGTTCGGTCAACACCTTCACCGCCGGGAACCACTCGCACTGGCTCGCCACGTAGTGCAGCGCATCGGTTGTGAACGCAGCAGGCGGAACGTCACGGATGAGCATTTCAGCATACAGCACGGCCTGCGTCTTCGTCACGGGCGGATTGCTGCGGACAACGACTGACAGCCGCAGAATCCATTCCACGATAGCCTCCCCGGCTGCTGGGTTGCGGGCTGTGACAAATTCAGCAACGGCGTTCATCGGCAAATCTCCTCACCAAGGGCGGCGGCCTGCGCGTCCATCTCGGCTAAGCTCATGGTTGGCATCTGGAACTCACTGCGAATGCGGTCAGCGGCGTGCCCAGTTCGGGATGCCACGGCCTGCGTCACCCAACTCACCGCATCGGCTGGACGCAACTCGGACGCTTCCCGAATGATGCTCAGGAGCAGCCCGCAATCATCCCGCGCCGTTTTGAGCCACTTGCCGAGCAATGGCCTCAACTGGCGGTCTGGCTTCCCGGTCATGTACTTCAACCGCTGCAATCCGTCTGCCCAAAGCTGGCTCCGGGCATCTGGCGCTTGAACTTCCATCGGCATGATTTCAGCTTCGACCGGCTCCGGCGGTCCCGAACGTAGTGAGGGTAATTCTCCTCTCCTTTCCCCTCCTCTCCCCTCCTCTCCTGTTGGAATTGGTTCGTTACTGGTGGGGAACTTGTGGGGAACCGTTTCTTTTATTATCTCGCAATTTTGGGAAACGGTTTCTTCCTCGATCTTAGAGGTGGCGGAAAACTGCCGAATTTCTTCTGACATAGGCCATTTGCGGGAAGGTTTCTTTGGAGACTGAAACTTTCCAAAGTTTCGAATTGCTCCAAACTCGCTACCATCGCACGAATAATGAAGAATGAACCCTTGCTTCGAGAGTTCGTGCAAAAGAGCTTCGATATTGACATCATCGGAGCCTAAAATTCGAACTTTTAGCTGCTTTGGCTTCCACGCAAATGCGCCACCATCATCAGCTTCCGTCCAGAGGCCGATAATGAGGAGCCGCGCAAATGGAGAGAGGTCCATAAATGCCTCATCTGTCCAAATGCCGGGGTGAACGCTACGGATACGGGCCATTAAAACCCGCCTTTCGTTCTGATTTTTTGAGTGCTATAAAAGGGAGTACCCATCATCTTGTTACTCCAAGATTGTGGTCAGAAGGCCGCCCGGTGCTCCAACACCAGCGGCCTTCGCCATATTAGCAGGGTTGCGGGCCGGTGTGTACCGGGCGCATTGAGAAAAACTGCTGATAATCACGGCAAAATCTCCGTAATCGTCACGACTGTTTTCTGTGCGCACATGCGGCTTTTGACGGCTCGAATATCGAACGTGGCATAGTCCGGCCCGTCATCGACAATGAACCCCAACCCGCGTTTATTCCGCACACGCTGGCGCGTTCCCAACTTGCGCACATTGAGCAGCTTTGGCGTTGTCAGGGCGTCGATCAGAAATTTAGCCCCGCCCTGTACCCCGTCATGGTCTGGCGTACCGCACGAATGCCGCTCAATCGTCACGTGCGCTTTCTGGAATGGCTCTGGAATGCGCAGCCCCGAAGTGGCGGCGGCAACTGCGCGGGCCATCTTCTGCCGCATGCCAGTGAGCGCCCAACGGCTCTGGCCAATGCTGTGATTGAGTAGAGGATATGGCTGGGGAAGCTCGAAGCGTATCACCCTCATGCGAACTGCCCCTGCCGGTTGCGCTCACGCTCTACCGCTGCCAGTTGGTTGCGCGTATCCCGCAACTGGTCACGCAGGCGCATGTTCTCGTTGCGAACACGCAGAACGGAATCAAGAAAACGCGCGTTCTCCAGCCTCAATCTCTCGTTTTCGCGCCGCAATTTTGTGTCAGGGGATTGGAATATTTTCAGCATGACTTACATCCCCAAAGCTTTGCGGTAGATATCAAGAAGAGTTTCCTGCTCTTCCACATCTGCCGGTTCCTGCTTGCGTAGGCGTATGATCTGCTTGAGGACTTTCACGTCAAAGCCAGCAGATTTGGCCTCTGTGAAAATGTCCTTGATATCGCCAGACAGAGCTTTGCGCTCGCTTTCAAGACGCTCCACGCGCTCGATAATTGACCGTAGGCGATCGACGGCAATCCCGCCCACATTTGCGGTGCTGTTATGGCCCAATTCGCTCATACGTGCCTCCATATTTTCCCGCGCTGAATAAGACTTATTGTACTGATAGAGACGTCATAAGAGTCAGCGATATCAGCACATGTTTCTCCCCTCATCAGTCGCACTCTGATTTTTGGTATGTCTTCCTCATGGAGCTTTGCCCCCTTCACAGCGCTACCGCATGTTTTTGTCCCATGCCTGCGACGGTCTTCTTGATTTTCCGCTAAGCTTGCCCAGCGCAGATTGTCGGCGCGGTTGTTCGTTTTATCTCCGTCATTATGGGCAAGTATGGCCCCCACAAACGGAGGAAACCCCAGGAAAGCATCAGCAACCAGTCGATGAACGCGCCGCGTTTTGATGCTTCCTTGATGGCAAAGGCTCACATGCGCATAACCATGAGTCCAAGCTGGTATGAGTGCTGCGCTATGGCCAAAGCGACGAACTCTTCCATGTGATGACACTTCATAATTTTGGAATTCATCAATTGGACGCCAGACCTCTTCTTTGCACATGCACACAAGAAATCCCGAAAGTGTCTCAACGGGAGAGGATATTCTTGGAATGCTCATCAAATACCCTCCCTGAAGCGCCAATATCCACCAGTCGGAGGAACCCACTCGACGCCCAGAGCGCGAGTAAGAGGACTATCCTTCCGCGGTATCGGCTTCGCGCCATTTCGTACGGCAGAGAGGAATGCCTCCGTGAGTCCATGCTTGGCGGCAAATGCTTTTGCTGTTCCTTCATCATTAACCTTGCGGTTAATAAGCGCGTAAATATCTGGTGTAGTCAGAGAATTTCTCATCCTCCACACTCCCGTTCCAGCCGGTCAGCTTTAGCTTGCAGCGCGTCCGCTTTGGAGTTCAGCCATTGAGCAAGCTCTCGGAAGTAGAGTGCGCGGCGCAATGCTCTGCCCGCGCGCTTTCGAGCGACAACAATTCGCCACCGCAAAACGAGTTTCCCCATTTGCTTTCCCATTCATCATTGAGGGCGCGATAAACGGCAGCTTCATGCTCTGCCTTTTTCTGCAAGCGCCCAAGATTGGCTTGGTAAACGGCAAGCATTCTCATGAATAACTGAGCAGTTATTGTGATCGGCTCGCCGTAATAGATACTCTTCGCTTGCCGGTCTGAAATTTTCAGAGCAGAGGCTAAGCGATGAATTATTTCCTTGACGCCGAGACCTACCCCGAACGTCTTTACGATAGTTCGGGCCATAGTCTGGGCGTCACGCGTGACTGATTCAGTCATCTGCATTGGACGTTTTTCCAAACTTTTGGAACGATTTTCCAAAATATCTTTCATTGCCTGCTCCATTCTTTGTTCTGCGAGAACATGAGACTGGAGAAACAAACATGGAGGTGATGCCCCACACATATGATTGCGCAGACCCCACCACACCCATAGCCTCACCGTTCCTCAGTATCTCACTACTGAGGACGGCTAAGCTTTGGAGCTTCTTGCATCCGGGCGCGACACAGGGGCAGCGGGTTGCGCTGGCTCTGGAAGTCGCCAAGATGCTGGGGGTTAGCGCGGAATACATGACCGAGTGATGGCGCTAGAATGGTATGGAATCGTCCAGATCGGACGAACCGCCCCAGCCATTGGACTGCTGGCCGTATCCTCCCTGCTGGCGAGGCTGTTCGCGCGGCTGGGGTTGCTGGTTACTCTGCCCGCCTTCGTTGTCAGCGCGGCTATCAAGCAACACGAGCTCGCCACGGAAGCGCTCAACAATCACTTCGGTCGTAAAGCGTTCCTGCCCAGACTGATCCGTCCATTTGCGGGTTTGCAACGCCCCTTCAAGGTAAACCTTGCGCCCCTTGCGCAAGAAGCGTTCGGCCACATCGGCAAGGCGCTCGTTGAAAACAACTACCCTGTGCCATTCCGTCCGCTCGCGGCGCTCGCCAGATTGCCTGTCGTTCCACGTGTCACTGGTCGCCAGAGAGAACGATACGATCTTCTGCCCGCCCTGCGTGGTGCGGACTTCCGGGTCTTTCCCCAGATTGCCGACGAGAATTACCTTGTTTACAGACCCGGCCATTTACTTAGCCCTCACAAAAATGCACTCGCGCCCGTCCCGCTCAATTACGCGGATATTGTTCGGGTCTGCGTAGGCGCATTGTTTCAGAAATTCCGGGGCACGGGCCTGCGTGCCAAACTTCGCCCACTCGGACGATTTCAGGTCGCGGGCATAGGCCAACTTGAAGCCGTGGGGAGGTTTGATAGCGCTCATGCGTGCCGTCCCGCGCTATGGCGCGTCAGCGAGATTTGGGCATCTAGTGCGATAATGTCGCGGAAAGATGCGAGCGGCAGAGAGCGTAGGCGGTGCTCCTCTTTGTCAATTTTAGCCTCTGACCACGCCTCATTTGGGCATGAAGGCTCGTCTAGGTCGCACTCAGTGGTTGCCGAGAGCATGCGTGCCCAATCCGGGCCATGCCTGCGAAACAGAAAAGAAATTTGCTGCGCAATGCTGATTTCTTCGCGCTTTAGAACGAGAGCGATATCTGCGTTAGATGCCCCGGCGGCCTTCATGTCGCACAAAATTACACGCTCATCATCGCGCCACTTGATGTACACTTTACTCTTCGGCTTCGGCGCTTTGTACGTGTCCAAAAATGCACGCAGTTTCTTCTCGAACCGCTTAGGAACAGCTTTCCAGTTTGTTATTGCGCTCGGTGTTATTCCCAAGTGCGCCGCGGCTTTGACCGGGCAACCACGCATGGAGCGCATTTTTATAAGCAGTTCCTCGCTCATGCCACGCGCTCCGAGGTTGGGGTGCGTTTTGGCATCTTGGGGTGCGCCAAAAAGGCAAACACCCGGTCGCGTGTTTTTTTGCGCAACTCCCGCCCTTCGCGCAGGTCACGCACAAATGCTGGATCGTTCACGGCATTCTTCCCGAATGACGTGGGTGAGATGCCTTCGCGGGCTAAAAACGCCTCCACTGCAGGCAAGATGGGGTCGGGTTCAGTAACCATAAATAGGAAACTAGTAGGAAATATCCTAGTATGCAATAGGATAATTCATATTGGATATTTCCTATTTTATATAAGATAATGAGCGCATGACTGTTCTCGATAAAGCTAGGCTCGCACTTCTCGAGCTAATCGGACGCAACTCCGAACATACTCTCAAGAGTTTGTCTTTGGCTCTTGGGAAGAACGATGCGTATCTTCAGCAATATGTAAAGAAAGGCTCTCCGCAGAATTTGCGTGAAGATGTGCGCGAGAGGCTATCTAGCATATTGGGTGTATCAGCCGATATATTCCGCAGTGACGGCGATAATAAGCGCGTTGATCTAGATAAGGTGCATACAGAGGCTTACACTCAAGAAAGGCCAGCTCGGCAGATTAGCGAAATAAGCGGTCGGTTAGTAATACCGGAGTATGATGTCCAAGCTGGCGCTGGCCCCGGTACACTTATAGATCATGTTGCATCAGAAAACGGGAATATCCCTGTTGATCAGTGGCAAATCCCTGCCCGTTTTCTCGAGGCGTTCACCGACAACATACAGTCCCTCGCCATTATTCAAGTACGAGGCGATAGCATGGAGCCAGATTACCATTCTGGCGAGCGGGTCTTAGTGGACTTAGCTCACAGAACCCCTACCCCGCCCGGTGTATACGTTGTTTGGGACGGGCTGGGGTTAGTTATGAAGCGGCTTGAGGTTGTTTTTGGCTCATCTGACCCAATCCAAGTCAAGATTTCCTCCATAAATCCAGCCTATGACAGCTATGAACGGCCACTAGATGATCTCGTCATCAGCGGTCGCGTTGTTGCTAAGTGGATGTGGAAATAAGATTTTTCCCAGATAAATAAGATTTTTCCTCTTATTTCCTATTTTCCTATTGCATTATAGGAATATTCCTATCATATTAAACCCATCAACCAAACAGGTGATGGGCAATGACACAGACAAGCACGGTCGAGCAGCAGACTGCTCCCGCACTTAAAGAGAAAATCGAAAACACTCTGGTTTTAGCTGCATGGGCTGCTGGCCGGGTCTATTACTCAGTGATCGACAACCCTTACACACAGGCAGCTTTTGGCCTGCTTGTGTACGGCTCAATCGCTTACCTCCTCATGTTTACAGAGACTGGCCTCGCCGTAACGGGAGACCTTCTCGCAATGCTTATGGCGTTCGGCGCGCTGTTTGCTGATCTAGGCTCCGCATTCCTCTAACGCCCCCGCGTCACCCAGCTTGTGGGCTGGGCTTCGTGGCCGTGTTGGCTGAGAATTACTTGTTGAGGCAACAATGCAAAAAGAAATTACTTTAGACGTTGTGGAAACACTTGTTCCGTCGGTCGTGTTTGCTGCTGGTGGCGTCGAAGACGTGGTTTCACGCCTAGAAGCGCATGTGCGCGGTCTATCGTTAGACGCGACAACAGAAAAAGGGCGCAAACACATCAAGTCAGTTGCCTACGATGTGGCCCGTTCCAAAACCGCCCTCGATAATATGGGTAAGGTTGTTCAGGAAGCGGCAAAAGCCACTGTTGACCGCGTCAATGCAGATCGGCGGATTATAAAAACGCGCCTTGATGCTTTGCGCGACGAAGTAAAAGCGCCGGTTGTTGAGTTTGATGCCCGCGAAGCTGCGCGCGTCGAGGAGCACCAGAACGCAATACGTGACATGGAGGCGTTGGCACGGTTCGACTTTGCGCCTGATGAAGAAACTGTTTCCGCTCGTCAATCTGAGCTTACCCGCCTTTATGGGCGTGACTTTGAAGAGTTTAAAGAGCGAGCGAAGGTGGGTTTCGAGCAGTCAGGTGTGAGCCTTTCTGCTCATGCTGAGGCAGCAAAGGCTCGTCGCATCCAACAAGAAGAAGATGAGCGCAAAGCGGCGTTGGCCGCAGAAGAAGAGCGCAAGCGCCTTGAGGCGGAGCGTATTGCCCGTGAAGAGCGCATTGCTCAGGAGGCTGCGGAGCGCAGCCGCATGCAGGCGGAGAAAGCTGCGCAGGCAGAACGTGAGCGCCTTGAGCGTGAGGCTCAGGCGGCAGTTGCAAGAGAGCAGGCAGCCGCACAGGCGATGAAAGAGGCTCAGGCCCGCGCTGAGCGCGAAAAGGTCGAGGCCGCAAGACGTGCGGAGGAAGAGAAAGAGCGCGCCGTACTGGCAGAACGTGAGCGTGTTGCGGCGACGAAAAGGCAAGAGGAAGCCGAGGCAAAGCGCCGGGCCGCTGATAGGGCCCATAAAAGCGCGGTCAATAATGCAGCCCTGCTTGCTCTCGTGGAGGCTGGCGCATCTGAGGGCATCGGCAAGGCGATCGTGACAGCCATCGCGCTCGGAAAAATCCCTCACGTTTCGATCAATTACTGACACCGCCGCACGCATCGGGTCTCCCAGAGGCCCGGTGAAGTGGCCGTGTTACCGGCGAACGATTTCCCTAGGGAGAGATGAAAAATGGCAGAAAACCATTACGCATATGCAAAAGCTCTGCGAGATGGAGTTTTTGATACAGATGAGTTGCCCACAAGTTTGGCTCAGGAAATTACAAACTACGAACGCGCTGTGATCGGGCTTTCATCAGCATACAATGCACTTGATGCACACTTCACTAATGAAGACGGCGCAAGTGACATGCTGGCAAATATTGATGAACTAATTTGTGGCATTGTTCATGAAGTAACAAAACTACAAGAGCAGAACAGTGAAAGTGCTTCTTGCCGCGCTCAAAGCCATACTGAGTATCGGCGTGAGTTGGCGGAGTGCGTGTGATGCTCAGCGACCGCGAACGAAGCGAACTGGTTGCCCTTATTGCCGCAGCAAAAGAGTGCCTTGCAAATAACGCGATAACGCCAGCGCAGGCACATTCTTTGCGTGTACATGGCGAGAACATGGTGGAGCTAGAGCGCGTCAGGCGCTTTCCGGCTTATGCGCCTTGCTTGGTGGGGTGTGTGGTATGATTGATCCAATCTTTAAGGCAGTTAACCAAATTTATGCAACGCATCTGGTTGATGACCTTCGGGCGCTGTCGGATTGCATGAAGGCCATTCGTGCAGAAGGGGCAAAAACTGACAACGAGGCGCTAGAACTGATTGGTATTCTAGAAAATCTAGAGCGGCACGCAAAGTATGCACGGGAATTACTGCGCACTGAACTGGCGCAACAAATGCAAGCGGACGGCGTGACAGGCATGCAGTCGCAGAACTGGAAAGCCTCACTGACTGATGCAGCGCGGACAGCCATTATCACTGACGAAACGGCGCTTAAGGCGGCAATGCCCGGCCTGTGGGAGCCTCAGCCAGACAAGCTGAATAAGACTGAACTGAACAAATTGGCACGCAAGGGCGATGTGCCCGGCGTGACCCTATCGAATGGCGGCGCTCCAGTTCTCCGTGTGAGCGCAAGGAAAGGTGAGTGAAAATGAGCAACGCAGTAGCGACACATAACCCTGTTTTGCAGCCAAACAATTTCCAAGAATTGATTGGGTTCGCAAAAATGGCGGCTGCATCTGATCTGATGCCCAAGGATTATAAAGGTAAGCCAGAAAACATCATGATTGCCGTTCAAATGGGATCTGAATTGGGTCTAGCGCCGATGCAGGCAATCCAAAATATCGCGGTAATAAATGGGCGCCCGAGTGTATGGGGTGATGCAATGCTGGCCCTCGTTCGAGGGTCAGGCAAGTGCTCTTCTGTAAAAGAAATTTTTGAAGGTGATGGCGACAACCTCGCGGCAGTTTGCGTCGTTCGCCGCGTTGATGGTGACGAGGTCCGCGGAGAATTTAGTGTCGCCGATGCAAAACGGGCCAACCTGTGGAGCAAGCAAGGGCCATGGCAGCAGTACCCGCGCCGCATGCTACAAATGCGAGCCCGCGGCTTTGCGTTGCGTGATGCATTCCCAGATGTTCTGCGCGGCCTGATTGGGGCTGAAGAGGCGCAGGACATCCCTGCGGACCCTATTGATGTGACCCCTCGTCACCGCCACGTAGAGCCGCCCAAAACCATAGACCATAAGCAGATTTTCAGCGACCGGCTTGAGGGCTGCCCCGATGCACTCTCAGTCGATAATCAATGGACAGTCTGGGAAAGCACAATTCAAAAAGCCTTCGACGCTGGCCGCCCCATTCCAGAAGCCGTACAGGACGCTGTGCGTGACATGATCGCCGCCAAACGCGCCGAGTTCGACCGGCAGGCCACAGAGGCACCAATCGAGGAGCCAGTAGCATGATCCTCTTTTACGACACAGAAACAACTGGCCTGCCAGATCGTTCCGCGCCACTCAATTCTGAGCGCCAGCCCCGCTGTGTGCAGCTTGCTGCGTTACTTACTGATAATGCTGGCAATGAGTTGTCCTGCATCAATCTGATTGTGCGCCCAGATGGTTGGTTAATTCCCGCTGGGGCGGCAGCTATCCACGGCATTACCACAGATAAAGCTAAAGCGATTGGCATTAGGGAGGCTGTTGTCGCGGCCGCTTTCTATGACCTTAGCCAAAAAGCCGACCTTCTTGTGGCGCACAATGAAAAATTTGACAGCCAGATCATCAATATCATGTTTGAGCGCTTTGGTCGGGGCTGGAAACTTGATGCTCCAGCCTTCGACACGATGGAGGCTGCTGCGCCAATCGTAAACCTCCCGCCAACGCCGCGCATGATCGCGGCTGGTATCGACAAGCCCAAAGCGCCAAAGCTGGAAGAATGCATACAGCACTTCTTCGGCGAGAAACTTGAGGGTGCGCATGACGCCTTAGTCGATGTTCGCGCCTGCGCTCGTCTTTATTTCCACCTTCGTGCCGAAGGAGCCGCCGCATGACCGATAAACCCACCGGCGTGTTCGTGCGGTTGCCGCTGAGTGATGAGCAGGAAGAGCAGTTTGACACATTTTATGGATTAGGGGGAGGACTTGAAAAAGCAGTTTCCTGCCTCGGCACCCCTGTCACGGGCGGGGAGTTGGAGGTTGTGGGTTATATAACCGATAATCGGCCATTTGACACCAATACGCTCACACATTGGATTTTATACAAACATCGGCAACATGACCGGGAGTATGGGGTTGTACTCCAATCAGACGCCCTCGCCCAGATAGCCGCCCGTGATGCTGAGATTACGCGGCTGCGTGAGGCGCTTGTTCAGCAAAAAACCTTTCATGAAAGCGAAGATAAATCACTCTCAAAGCAGCCACCGTCATCCCAAGGAGCATGGAGACGCAACCAGCATCAGGAACAGATAGAGCTTATTGACGAAGCCCTGAAAGGCGGTGCGGCATGAGCGAGGAACTTCGCCCCACCCGAAACGGGCGGGAGTATGGAGAGGCTGCTGCGCTCGAAATACAAAAAGCCCTGAAACTATCATCTCATGACCTCCCTGCGTTGGCACGATACGCAAGGTCTTGCTTTGACGATGGTGCCGCATGGAACACCCGCGCAGGAGAGAAGGCGTGAAGGGGAAATTATACCTCGCCCCCGTAACGATAAAATCTGCATCTGCTTTTGTGGGAGAACACCACAGACACAATAAGCCGCCGCAAGGGGCCTTGTTTGCTTTAGGTGCTGGATATGGTGAGAATATGGTCGGTGTAGCAATTGTAGGGCGCCCTGTAAGCAGACATAGGCAAGATGGCCTCACGGCAGAAGTGACTAGATGCTGCGTGATTGATAGCGCCCCTAAAAACACTTGTTCATTTTTATACGGGGCGGCTTGGCGGGCCTGTAGAGCATTGGGGTGGCAAAAACTCATTACATATACGCTACAATCAGAAAGCGGCGCATCATTGCGGGGATCTGGCTGGCGTATAATAGCACAGACTACGGGGGCCAATCCCGCAAACTGGCAGTCTCGTATCGGGCGAGACCATCAGGACGTTACTGCACATCCTAAATTTGTATGGGAACAAACAATATGACCACCCCCGCCCAAATAGCCGAGATGCTGGCGGGGGAGCGGGAACGGTGCGCGAAGGCCGCAACAGAAGTCAGTAATGCCTATTATGACCAGCGCTAAGAGGCGGATGGCGATGATGAGAGGGTTTATGCCGACGAGCGTATGTGCGCTGCACAGGAGTGTGCAGAAGCTATCCGCAACCTAGGAGGCGCGCCATGAGGACGAGAGATGAGCAGATTGATAGCCTGTATCATGATTATATTTACACAGCATTATCACGCAGTGATTTTCGCGCCCACATCCTCGAAGCCGAGAGCAGAGCAGAACAGCGAGTGCGGGCGGAGATTGGGCGGGATAGTGAGCGGTTGGATTGGTTGGAGAAAACCCGATCTGTTGTGCTGGAAGATGCCGATAATGGGTGGTGCGTCACGATTGGCGGCATTGAATTTTCGCTACGGGAAGAAACCGCACGTAACGCCATCGACGCAGCGCGGGAGGTGGAGTGATGGATGATTGCGCACATTGCAAAAATGGCTGGCTAGATCGCGGTGATGTTGAATGCATCAATGGCGTTCTTATTGACATAGACGAGGCTCATGAGGGTCACCAGAAGGACGTTTGTTACCCTCCAAGCCCATGTCAATCGTGTCCATCATGTGATGGGGAGGCTTTTGATGGGAATATTGAATGCCATGCATGCAACTCAACTGGCTGGAAGTCCGGGAAAGATGAAAGTCAGGCCAGACTAGAAGAATGGAGAAACCCATGACTGACCCAAGAATTGAGGCTGCTGCGCGGGCACTTTTTGATAAGACACGCACCAAGGTCGAATCAAAAAAATCTGTTTCTATCTGCGATTATTCTGATCTGTCTGATAGCGACAAGGAATATTGGCGCGATGATGCCAAAATTGCCCTCGCAGCAGCAGACGCGGCGGCTTGGAGAGCAACGGCGGTTCTCCCGCCAGCCGTGGACGTGGGAGGTGATGATGAGTGAGGCATTGCCAGCCCTAATGACGCTGTCGGATGTTTTGGAAAGGCTGAAAGGAATTGTCGGGAGGACTTTTATTCTTCAGCACTTAAAAGAGCATCCAGAACACAAAGGCAAACCCACGCACCGCCGCATTGGCAGGAGAATTATTGTCTATGCGGAAGATTTCCCACGTCTGCTTGAAAGCTTAGAATGTCGCTCAAAGTCGTCAAACGCCCAGGCCGTGAAACGCTCTATGTGCGCGGAACCATCGGCGGACAGAGCATATATGAAAGCACAGGAACTAATAACCAAAAGCAGGCAGAGGCTTACAGAGCAAAGAGAGAAACGGAACTCTGGCAAGAGAGTGTCTATGGTAAGCGCGCAGTAATAACCTTTGACCGAGCCGCGGCGGCCTACCTCGCTGCGACTCAAAGGAGCGCGACAACAATCACTCACATTGAACGGTTACTAGCCCACTTTAAGGGCAAGAAAATCAACACTATAAAGCAGCAAGACCTTGATGGCGCTTATTCCGCCATTCTCACGGCAGGAAACGAGGCAAAGGCTGCTACCAAGATAAGAGCCGTATTGACGCCGCTCAGAGCAATTTTGGAATTTTCAGCCATTCGTGGCTGGTGCGACAAACCAGCTTTTGAGCGCCCCAAAGTAGAACAAGTCAGAATGCAGTTCTTGCGGCCAGAGGAGGCTACCTCTTTAGTTAATGAGGCTGCGCCGCATATTCGCCCCCTGCTCGTCTTTCTTATAGCGACAGGCTGCCGCATGTCAGAGGCTCTGGAACTAGATTGGCAGGATGTTGATTTAGATGGAGCAAGGGCAGTCGTTTGGCAGAAGCAGGGAAATGAACGGCATATTGACTTACCCAAAGTGGTGCTCATTGCGTTACGCGGGATACCGTGGCGCGATGGTCGGGTGTTCCGTCCAGCAGTCAAGAGGCGTGATCGAAATGGAATCATGAGGTGGGCCGTCGGAGAATCGTATTCTGATACGAATCGGACTGGTGGCGGCCAGATTAAGTCCGCTTGGGCTTTTGCGAATCGCCGCGCTGGACTCCCGGGATCAGAAAGGGTCTGGACGCCAAAAAACGAAAAGTGGCCCAAGCGGCAGTTCGTTCCCGATATGTCTCCGCACTGCCTGAGGCATACATTTGCTACATGGCACTATTGTGCGTACAAAGACCTTCTTAAGCTCAAGGAGGATGGAGGCTGGCAGACCATAACAATGGTAACGAGGTATGCAAAGAAAATGCCAGACCACTATCGTGAGCAGATTTTGCAATGGTGGGGCTATACAGACTGGCCAGAAATTGAGTATTGCGTGCCATATCCGGGCCAAGAAGTAGAAACACAAGGAAAGTGA